TTTTCTTGATCCAGGATCTTTTTGAGCCTTTCAAAGAACTTTGCTGCGATTTTTGGTCTGTCCTTGGACTTGATACCAAACTCAACAACTGCACATCTGGAGTGAAGTGGTTCAATGATTTTATTTTTGTAGTTACAGGTGAAGATAAATCTGCAGTTGTTATAAAATGCCTCAATATTTGCCCGTAAGAGGAGTTGAACATCATTGGTTGTGTTATCACATTCGTCAATGATGATAACTTTGTGTTTGCCAGTTGCTCTAAGCGAAACGGTCGAAGCAAAGTTCTTTGCCTGGTTTCGTACTGTGTCGAGAAATCTCCCCTCATCAGATCCATTAATGACATAAAAATCAACTCCTAATTCGTTACATAGTGCTTTTGCTACTGTTGTCTTACCAATCCCAGGAGGTCCAGCAAGTAACAGATTTGGTATTTGTCCCTGTCTTACAAAATCCTGAAAGGTTGTCTTGATATTTTCAGGGAGAATACAATCTTCAATTCTCTTTGGGGCATATTTTTCTACCCACAAAAATTCATTATTCATAATTTAAATCCACGAAGGTTTTCGTTCTGGCATACGAAGATAATTAGATGCAACCCAAGGTTTGGATGCAATATACATCTTGTAAGCAGTAAAAGTATCAATGCTTTCGTCAAGTTTATATTCATCTGGCATTGCTCTTACAAAAGGAGTAGTTTTAAAATTAGCAGTAGGAAATACATCCTTCGCCACTACTAGTGTACTTTGACATGAATGGACTTTACCATATCTAGAAGTATATTCCCAACACAACTCTAGTCCATGAATTATCAACCACCATGCATTGTTTATATGCTCTGAAGCCCATTTAGTACAAGGGTGATTGCGAAATGCTCCCTTGTCTGTCTTGTAGGGAGTTCCGTCTACTTTTGGCAGAGTTCCATATCCATGTCCCCATTTTTCTGATGCCACAATGGAGAGCATTTGACAGCACTCCAATGGCATTTTTACTATATGTTTGTCAGGAAGTACAACAGCACTTTCTTTAGGATGCTCAGATGTTACAAAGATGTTCATTCGAAAATAGAATCAGGTTCAAGACCAATATAATACTTTAAATTATACTTTTGACTATAAAAATAAGATACTCCTTTACTTGAAATTACTACATCATATGAAGTTGGGATAATTTTAATATTTTCCACCTTGAAATTGAATGTAAAGTCTCTATCAGTTTCTCCTACTACAATAGAATATTCATTAGAAGTTTCATTTTTCTTATCCCTTACAACTAAACGAATTATTCCATTTTCTCCAACAGCCCCCAAATCCTGAAGCTTATACACACCTGCAGCTTTGATCAATTGATTAAGTTGAGAATGCTCCAGTTGAAAACAAACATCTTGAGATGGAAGTTTAATATCCTTGTCTGGAGGACATATTATGGTAGCTTGATCTGCATAAAAATATTTAACTTTACGTTTTCCTTCTTTTATTAAGAGATAAGAATCATGCTCAAAATCAATATCAGGATCTTGATGTATACTCAAACCACTTAAAAATTCATTTAAATCATAAATTGCAAAGGTCTTAGGAAATTCCTCATCAACCTCAGCTTCTGCAAATATATTATTAAGTACAGAAATTGTACGAAGTTTAGACCCATTTTTAATTAAAATTGAGGCATTAATAGTAGAAAAGTTCTTTAGAATATTTAAAGTATTTTCAGAAAGTTTCATAGTTTGATTTCCCTGTTTCATTGTTAAATCCTGCAAAATGATATAGAAGAACACCATAATGGATAATCTTCAAAGCATCAAGTTTTGACATTCCATCCTTCTTACCAAAGCGAGAAGAATATTTAATAAGATTATCACGACAGAAAGGAACTCCATCATCAATAGCATCTATCATATCCAAAACCTGAAACTTTGACTTATCAGAAGCATAATGTCCTTTATATGTTCCCTTGATGTATTCATCTACTGCTTTGAGAGTCTTTCCTTCACCAAACTTCCAGAAATGCTCTGATATTTCCTCAGACATAATAAAAAAACAAACTCATCTTATCATACCAGACACTACATCAAAAGTCAACCATCATGCTAAATCCCCTTTGTTTTTCAAATTTAATAACCCTATCAAACTTATCTTCAAGTTCACTGGTTTTATGAGAAATTACAAACACATTAGATTCTTTTACTACGTGACAGATAATTTTAGTAAAGTTATCTGTTCCAAAATCATCTAAGGAACTATCAAAAACTTCATCCAATATGAGTAAATTTGTATTAATAGAATTCTTAAGTTTTGCAATTTCTCTCCAAGTAAACAATAAAGCCAAATCTATTCTCATCTTTTCACCTTCACTAAAAGATGAATATGAAAAATCTTCATAAATTGGGTTTAACGATTTCTCATTAAATTCTTCATCTAAATGAAAATTCACAGAAAATTCCATCAAATCTAAGTACTTATTTAAGGTTTTGTTAATTACTGGAAGATATTTTTTAATAATTTTAGTTTTTGCACCATCATCCTTCAATAACATATGAATGAATTCGTAATTGGATAATTCCTCCTTTATATTTGACATGTCATTTATAAGATCTATTAATTTAGAATTCAAATCTTCCATTTTCAAAATCTCAATATCTTTTGTAGAATTACTATTCAAAAGCAATTCAATTTCAAATTTTATATTAGACAATTCCTTTTGAATTTGAAAAATTTGAGTGTCATTTTGAGAAATTTCATTTCCAACATCAATAATATTTTTACTGAGATTTAAAAAATTATTCTCTCTATCCTCTTCTTCTAATATTGCATTTTCTATTTCAACAAATCCAGAATCCAATTCATGAATCTTATTTTCAATTTGATCAATTTTAGATAACCTAAAACTTTGATCAATGGCTTGAGTACATGTGGGACAGTGAGAATTTGTATTAAAAAAATTATACTCATCTCTAATAGTTAATAATTTTTGATGAACCTTCCCTCTCAAAGATATAAGCTTCTTAACCTTGCTAGAAGATCCAGAAAATTTTTCCAACTCTATATTTAATTTTTCAAGTTTAATTTTAGAATTTAATTTTCTTTTTAAAATGCCACTTTCTTCTTCTATAAGAGTTTTAATTTTAATATTTTTATTTTCAATTTCATGTTTTGTCCTTTTAGAAAGTTCATCTATAAGAATGTTTTGAGATTTTATTTTATCTTCCAAATTTTCCTTTTTATATTCAAATTCCTTAATATCATCTCTCATCTCTTTAATTTTATATTTTGCAATATCATTCATAGAAGAAAATACTTTAATATCCAAAAGATCTTCTACTACCTCTCTTCTGTGCTGAGAAGGGAGTTGCATAAATGGAATAAAATTAGTAGACCCTAAAATTACAATCTGAGTAAATGATTTATAATTCAACTTAATTACAGATTGCTCCAACCATTTCTGCTGATCAATTGCAGAAGATGATTGATCTAGTACAACATTATCTTTATAAATTTGAAATATATTTGGTTTAATTCCTCTTACAATTTTCCATTGAGTATTTCCAATTTCAAATTTTACCTCAACAAGACAATCCTTTTCGTTTATTGTGTTTGTTAATTGTCCCTTAGAAATTTTTCTAAAAGGTTTATTAAATAAAGCAAAAGTAAGTGCATCTAACATAGTACTTTTACCAGCACCATTAGATCCTATAATCAAAGTAGATTTACTTTGAAGAAAATCAAATGCTGTAAAATAATTACCAGAACTTAAAAAGTTCTTGTATTTAAGTTCTGTAAACTTTATCATAATCAGGAGGAATAATAATATCTTCTGGTTTAATTATTGTATAATGATAATCCAAATTATCACAAGCTTCAAATGCAATATAAGGATTAATTTCAGTAACTTTCATTTTAGGATAATCCAATTCATCTAACATACTAAGATATCTTGATGCGTCATCTTCCTCTTCAAACATGTAAAGAACTCTTTTCCCATGTTTATGTTGTATTGCATAAGCTCCAACATCTTGATCACAGACTGTTAATATGTACATTATTGCAATTGAAATGACTCTTGATAAATTGAATGAATTATAGTTTTAATTCTATTTTTATTTAACTTAATCTCAGATTCATCAACATATTTTTTCAGCAGAGAAAGAGTATCTTCAATATTCAATATTTCTTCAGATTCAAATTCATTATTAATCTGAACATTTTCTATAATTTTCAAATCTTGCAGTCCTACCTTAATCAATGAATCTAAAAACTTTTCATATTGCAATTGATTGGTTTTATTTTTGATAATCAATTTAACAATACAATTTTTATATTCTTCTATATTCAAATCTTTATTTTCGTCATAATAACAAATTTTAAATATTTCATACGGATTGTCAATTCTTATCAATTCATAGGTATCTGTATCAAATATAGAGAATCCCCTTTGATCACTATAATCATTCCAAAACATTTGATATGGATTTCCTAAGTAAAAAATTTTTCCATCATCACTTCTTGTATGATAATGACCAGAAAAAACTCTATCAAATTTATTAAATATTTTTGGATCCATTCCAGATTCCATAACACTTCCTATGTAAGCAGAAAATCCATTCAACTCAAGATGTCCCATTGCAATTTTAGCTGGAGTAGATTTAATTGCACTCAAAGTAGAAGCTTCACTTTCAGAAGTTATCCAAGGAACAAATAATATATCAGTATTATCAAAATTGACAGTTTTTGAATCTGAATATATTTTAATATTATCATATCCACCTAAAAGTAAATCTGGACTATTTAATTTTGAAGTATTTTTGTAAAAAATGTCATGATTTCCCAAAATAGCATGTACATCATAATTTTTAAGAGGGTTTAAAATAACTCTTTGTGTCCAATCAATACTCCAGTAATCAGTAATTTTACGATTGTCAAATATGTCCCCAAGATGTACTACTGTTTTTATATCATACTTTTCTAATGTTGGAAAAAATATGTTACTATAAAATTTTTCAAAATAATCATGAAAGAACTTACTTCCTTTTTTAAAATTATAATGAGTGTCAGTAATTATTCCTAGTAACATCAGAAATACTTATAATTGATATTATCTCTAATTCCATTCATATTAGAATATTCTCCCCCAAGATCAGAAACATCTGCAGAGAATAGCTCATCAAATCCAGACCTTTCTATAATTTTGGATTTAATTTCCAATTGCTTCTTTTCTTTAGCTATTCTTCTCAAAAATGCATAATATACTATTTGAGTAAAATATGCAAAGGGATTAGTACGCTCTACATCAAAGTTATCAATATATTGAATGCAATTTTCAATCCCATCACATATCATATCATCCTTAAACATATAATTTACAAAATTTGGTTTATATGCCAAATGATTTGCTATTCTTAAAAAGCAATCTCCTATGTAATTATTGACTCTAGGTTTATCCTCTCCAGTCTCCTTAGCTTTATTGACATTTTTTCTATATTCTACAAGAGCTTGATGAAAATCTTTATTATTTACATAATGTTCTGATTTCTTTTTTGTTTTTTTCATTACAGGATACATATAAACTATTTAAATACAATTATTAATATTATATCAATGTTTATTTATTTTAGCAAGATTTGACAAGATAACCAAAGGACATTAGAATCACTCTGTTAGGTTTGAAGAATAAATGTAATTAAGAATTATAAATATTCTCTAATTTTCTTCTGGCATCATCTACCTTAGAAATGAATCCATCAATTTTATTAACGTTTATTTGAGTACTATGATTTAGATATTTATTATAAATTGATATGATATTATGTTCCCTGATTTCAGTCATAGTAATAATTTTATCCATATTAATTATATAAATGTCATCATCTGGAATGCTCATCCAAGGTGTAATTTTAAATCCACATATTACCTTTCTCGAGTATATTGGACTAATTATTACAGGATTTTGTAAAATAAGAAATATTTTATCATCCTCTTCAGTAGGGCAAGTTAAAGCAAATATCTCTTCTCCTGATACTAGTTTGATTGCAGCGTAAAATTCTTCTTCCATGTTATTTTTTTAAATTAATTGTTATTATTTCGTAGTTAAAATTTTCTTCATTGTATATTTTAATTCGTTCTACCAAATGATTCAATGTATAATTTCTTTTTCCATTAAAGGTAATATCATCTGCAATATCATATAATGTGGCTGATATTTTTTCATTTCCTTTACGAAGAACTCTTCCTATACTTTGAAGATTTCTGATTCTTGATTTGCTTGGAGATGCAAATACTATATTATGAAGATTTTTAATGTTTATTCCTGTACTAAATGTTCCATAAGAAGCAACAATAATAGCATTTGTTTGACTTTCTGTAATTTTTCTGACAGATTCTCTTTCTTCTGTATCCACTCCACCATGAATAAAAAATAATTTTCTATTTTCTTCTACCTCATTATTTATAATTTCATATAAAGGCTTACCGTGGGTTTCTACCCTATTGAATAATATTAAACTGTTTCCTTGAAGCTGTAGAGTTAAATTTTTGATAAATTTATTTCTAGTTTCATGTCCTATTAAATATTGAACTTCTTCTTCATAATCATTCAATTTACAAGATTCGTGTTTAAGTAAAAGAACTTTAATTTCCAGTTTGGACAAATACCCCTGTTTGATTAATTCATCAGTTTTGATTAACTTATAAGTTGGACCAAATAAACCTTCAAGTACTAGTTTATGAGTTTGAGTTCCGTCCAATGTTCCAGTAAACCCAAATCTATATTTTGCATTTGGCAATTTTGACATAATATTGATTAAGGATTTAGATTTAAACTGATGAGCTTCATCTCCTATTACTACATCAAAATCTTTAAAAAATGATTTGTCCAATTTATATATTGATTGCCAAGTTGATATGGTAACGTACTTATCAGTAGTTCTCTCGTTACCTCCATAGACTCTGTGGCAATATTTTTCTGCAGTCCAACCATATTCATCAAAGTCCTTATACATTTGCTCTACAAGTGATGTGGTAGGCACTACAAGAAGTATATTCATATTGTGCTCTACGAAATACCTAACTATAGAATATATCATTAGAGACTTTCCAGAAGCAGTTGGAGAAATTACAAGTTTTCTTTTATATTTCAATGCTTCATATACACCCTTTACTTGATAATCTCTGGGATTATATGAACAAATACTTTTCATATAATCTTCTATTCCCTCTAATGAAATTAATTCATTTATTTCTCCAGGAATTCCATAAAATTTATTACTTTCAAATTCAAATTTATAATTATAGTTTTGACAAAATTCTATTAATTTATCTAACAATCCAATATATATCTCTCCATTTTGTGTATTAAATAAACGTATTTTTCCGTCCCAATATTTACTTCTGTATTGTGGCATAAATTTTGCCCCAGGAACATCAAATGTAAATTGATCACTTAATTCGTATTTTATATGTGGTTCACATTCTACTTTTAAATAAATTTCATTTTTCTTTGATATAATTAAGTCTGACATATTACATTCCTGATTGAAATCTTAAAAATTCAATTGAATTTTTTATTTGATATGTTCTATTTGAAATTATTTTAATTATTTCTTCTAAGTATTTTAATATTGTATTGTAATATTCAATTTTCATAGATATTTCTAATAATTGATCATCTGCATCTAGATATCTTTGCATAGATTCTTTGTCTCTAACTTTATATGGAAATGGATTATCCTTATAAACTTCTGGATCAGATTTTCCGTTATAATAGTTATATCTTTCTAATTTTTTAATTTTATATTGAGATTCTATTTTTTTTCTGAGTAATGATATATTATTATAAATTTCATAATACTTTCCGTGTAATGAAGATACTTTTAATGATTCATTGTGCAAATCGTCAATATTAATTTCAGAATCTTCTTTCCATAATTTTTGTATTTCTTCAAGTGATATCATAAAATATTTCCTGTTGCGGATACGATTTTGTAATAAGTATATTTAAAATTAACTTGTGCTGTAAAGTATTGAATGTCTTCTGAAG